AACAAGGTCGGAGTATTTCCGAAGTTTTCCAGCAACGACACTGTTGCTTTTGTTCTTCTTGTGTTCACGAACTCTTTCTTTCAAGGCCTTTTTGGTGATACCAACATAGCCTTCGGTGTAGATGTCTGTGTGGTCTTTTTCTCTGATCCAATAGACAATCATTGTAGTGTCCCCTTCGCTTAGTCTCTCACGCTGCCATTACGCTTGCGCCCTGTCGTCTTGCTACAGACTTCCAAGTCAATCAGAAGGGGTTTTAAATCCGCACATAGACGCTTACGGATTGGTCCCAAATTCGTAGTTGGGATCACG